GGGTGTCTGGAGCCCAGACTTTACCCGATTGGAACAGGTCTGCCACAGAATTGATACGGACAAACTTGTCATTCCCTCTACTTGGGGTGTATTCAGACACCGGAATGCCCATCGCCCGCAGTTCAAAGATTAGCGGAGCACCCGCTGCTTTAGCTTCCACGATGAAAGCATCAGGTTCCCACTCTCTATAGTGAGCAAGTGCTTTTTCTTTCAGTTCAGGGAACTCCATCCGCTTCTGAAAACAGTCCAACAAGATGATATTTACGTCATTCTCATCTTCGTTCATGTTGAACACACCCCACGTAGTACACGCAGAGTAGTCGTTTCGCTCACCTTTAGTAAAGGCAGTGTCCCAAGACTGGATGATGAACTCACAAGAAGGAGGCTTCTCCTTCTCCCAAATCTTCCACCACTCTCTTTTGACAATAGCTCCTTCTTCGGCGGTGGGATTTTGCTGGTACTGAGCGTTCCACTTACCCGGTGGGAGTTCGTCCCTTAGAGCAGACAGCTCCTCATACGACCAAAACTCAGGCCATAGGGGTTTACCCGAAGGCATGATCGCCGGGAGTTCAATGACTTCCCACTCGTCTTCTTTTCCTAACTCGCCAGCGGTCTTCAGTATCCTGCCTGTTAAGTCCGACTTGGACCATCTGGTCATAACAACTACGATAGCCCCACCCGGTTGGAGACGCTGACGCGGGCCAGATGAGTACCACTCAAACACAGAGTCATAGACCTCTGGTCTGCCAGCGGCCAAAGCAGCTTCCTGTTCTGAATGAGGGTCGTCAATGATGAGAAGATCAGCACCCTTACCAGTCATCGTGCCGCCGACACCGATAGCAAAGTATTCACCGTTTTTGCTTGTAGCCCATCGGCCAGCAGATTTTGAGTCTTGACGTAGCGCAACGCCAGGAAAAATTCTGGCGTACTCCTCAGACCCAACCAAGTTACGAACCTGCCGGCCAAAGTTCACCGCCAGATCAGCAGTGTTAGACGCCTGAATCACTTTCTTGTGCGGGAACCTCCCAAGGAACCAGCTTGGAAGCAAGTACGAAGCAAACTGACTCTTCGTATGCCGAGGCCCTAAATTTATGATCAATCTCTTCAACTTACCTTCCGCGATCTCCTCAAACTTCTTAGCCATCACTGCATGGTGTCGGCCATGAATGAATCCCGGCCACATCTTCTTCACATACGCCATGAAGCTCTTCTGGCACTTCTCCCTGTCCACAGCATCTTTGTAATCTTGTACCTGCTGTAACAGCTTCTCCTGATCCGCAGGAGACAGACTCGCCACTAGATCATCTAACTTCATTCCATCCCCCGGAATGAAATGTACGTAGGCCGAACAGACCTACCCATCCCCTCAACCCTCTTGAGAGCACCGAGCTTCACTAGCCGGTCCACGATCTTCTTCGTACTCCCAAGCCCAGGCTTACCCCTCAACTCACAAATGTTCCTCAGGCTCGGCCCGTACCCAAACCGGCACCACCACACATCTATAGCCAAAAACACTTCCTTCTGAGCCTCAGTCATCCCCATCTCCAATACCTCCTCCTTGGACCCATACACCTTCCTCAGAGGACTCTGCAATACCTTCTTCGTGCGCCACTTCTTGACGGTCGTTTGGCACTTTTCCATTACAAATCAACAACTTAGCGCACACTCTTAAAGCGTTACTTTACTTCCGTTAAATTTAACGGCACGTTAAGCATCAAGCCCATACCTTAACACCACAACAAGCAAAAAACCGTTACAAATCATAGACTTAGCCACGTTTGTTAAACCAGTTTATGTCATCCGTTAATTTTAACGGCACCAAAATTTAGCCTCAAATTTTTTGCTACCCCCCACCACTTTTTGTAGAAAGACTGACCGGGGGGTGTCGCCAGATCGAGGGGGTGGGGTCTGGCTAGCGTTAAATTTAATGGCAGGGGAGCGTTAAATTTAACGGTGAGTGACGCAGACATGGGGTGGTTTGACCCGGAAATGGGGTGGTTCGTGTGGAATAGTATGTTTAAGAACGCGGGACTCCTGCTGCTGCATCGGGGGGGTGCCCGGTGGGTGGGGTCGCGCCGTCGGGCTCGCTCGCGTCGGGGCTGGCGTCACCGTTAAATTTAACGCTAAGCTCTGCTAGCAGTGAGTCAGCATCCGCCTCGATCACCGTGGCATCCTGGGCTTGCGCAGTAAGAATGCCCCGTAGTTCTGCCATAACTTTAGAGCGTGCGTCTTCACTGCTGGAGATAGTCTTAACCTCTTTCCTCTCAGTGAATGCGGCGACCTCGGTAACTGTGCCGAGGGTCTTGAGAGCTTGCACCTTAACGCTGTCTTTTGTGTCGGCATCGAGGGCCACTTGTACTAGCCCTTGGATCACTAAAGAACGAAGCGCTGCAGGGGTTCGGTGTTTCTCGGCTTCAATTGCCAGGGCATAAGCGTCGATTTCTTTTTGGATTCTTTCGTCACGCATAAGAATGTACGGGTGGCGGGTCAGTGTGTGCTTACTGGTGGCGTCATAGCTGGCCCGGAATGCGTCGGCTTTGGTGGCTCCCATAGCTACAGCCCGTGCGAAGTTTCTCTGTTTTGTAGTGAGGCCATCGGAAACGGCTTTGCCGAGGTAAGCACTCGGGGGTAGTTCCTTGGCTGCTTTCTCTAGAGTCTTTCTACTTAGCTTCATAGGTGTTTGTCCTACTGGGGTTCTATACAGTATAGGGGAACGGATGGGGAAAGCAATAGGACTGCTGTTCGCTTCGCTCACTGCAAGGCCCGGCGCGATGCCATCCCCGCACGGCGCGATGCCCCTTCCCAGGGCTCGCACTGTACGTTTATACATGAGGGTTTGTCCCTAGTGACAAGGGCCATGCAAGGGCCGATGATGCCTCATGCGCTCCATGTCGGGGCGCACTACAGAGGAACGAACATGGGTCAGAATATTTGGAAAAGCCCTAAGGCGAAAGTTCAGTCCGTTGCGCCTAAGGCAACATGCGTTAAGGATTGGAGCATCGGAGGACGGTATCGCATAGATTTTGGACAGCCCGTCAAAGATTTCAACGGGAAGGAAATCGTATCGTTCAAAACTAGCACGTCAAACCCGGCAGATGCATGGGCAGAAGCAGTTTTCGAGCTTCGATTGGACGGCTTCAATCGCCCACTTACCACCTGACCTACACATAAGGAGAACCTCACCATGTACACGGCACAGAGAGACGCTCATGGGAACGTGATCGTATGCAAGGGGTCCGATACCCGCAGGGGATACCGGATTGTCTTCACGGGCAGCTATACGGATTGTCTGCGTTTCAAGTTGGAGACATGATCATGCGTAACCCGTACAAAGCAAAGCTTCGCGCTCTAGGCTTGCCCTATCGCTCCATTCTTGGTGAGGCATCATCAAAGACCATAAAGGGGCAAAAACTCAATTTTCTAACGGGCATTCTGTACCTCACGCCCGATGATGAAATCTGTCCGCACGCTCGATTGGCCGGATGCATGGCCGCTTGCCTCCGCTCCGCCGGACGGGGTCAATTTGATTCCGTACAGGATGCAAGAGCCGCGAAAACCGCATTCTTTCGTGAGAACCTAGAAGCTTTCATGCTGTCGTTTTGTGCCGATGTCTGGACACTAGTCCGGAAAGCCCGAAAGCTGGACATGGTGCCCCTGGTGCGCCCCAATGGTACGTCCGACATCCCATGGGAGAACATCATTGTTCAAGCCTATGGGAAGACCCTCTTTCAGATTTTCCCGGACGTACAGTTTTACGACTACACCAAACACCCTTCCCGCAAGCTGGAAGGGAAAGCCCCCAAAAACTATGACCTGACCTATTCGTTTTCGGCTGTTACGCCTAAGACCATAAGTATCAAAGGGCTTACAAACCCGGCTAATCGTCGCGTGGCAGTGGTGTTCCACAAGAGGGAAGAGATACCCGCAAGCTTTCGCGGATGGCCGGTAATCGATGGGGATGATACCGATGTCCGACACATCGAACCCTCTGGTGTAGTCGTGGCCCTGTACGCTAAGGGCAAAGCAAAGCACGACACCACCGGGTTCGTCCAGCGTATCGGCACAGATTACTAAAGGGGTTGACCATGATTCGCATCATTCATTCCCGCATTCTTGGCGGGTGGTTCATTGTCCGGGGTCCGCATATGACCCCGATATCTGGACGATTCGAAACCCGGGCGCAAGCCCTTGCACACTTGAAGAGAGGTTGATATGTTCACCACAAAAACCACGCGCCTAGGCTCCGGGTACGGATGCCGGGTTTTTCTGGACGGTGCGCTAATCGTTGAAGGACGGTGCGCTAATCGGTCCATGATCGGTGCGACATTCCGCGATTTACTGCGGACCCTGGACAAATCTGGTGGAGATGAGTTCACTAGCGCAGCTCGCCGACGTAAACACCGTGACGGAAACCCCGTCATTAGCGTCAAGCATATTTGGACAAGGGGTTGACCATGAGAACCATGCAAGCCCGTTTCCCGGGCCGGTGCTCCCGCACTGGTGCGCCTATCCGCCCCGGTGACACCATCGTTTACGCTGGCAAGGGACGGGCTTATCTGTCCGACCTCCTACCCGCTGTTGACCCGGACCTAGCCTTGGCTCGGTCGATTGACCCCGAGCTGGCGGATACGGACCCGGATGCTGCAGCGCATGCCGGCCGGTATCTGCGCCAGAGTCTCGAGCGTGGGGTTTCCCATGTCTGGAATTCTGGCGGGCGAGAGTTCTATCGGAATCGCCGTGGCCGGTGCGAGGATGCCCCGTGCTGCGGATGCTGTAACGCATGAGGAAACGACCATGCTACGTATTCAAGAATTGCTAGACGGCTGGCATC